GCGAGCGGGATCTCGGTCGCGGTCGTGCCGGTGACTACCGCCTCACGGTGCGCGTGCCAGTGCCCAACGAGGAGCAGGATCGCCTGTCGGGCCGCGTATGGGATCTGGCCGTCCGCATATCCGGCGCGGTAGCGAATCCGCACGTCACTACCATCGGGCCACGCGTCCACCGGAGCGATCGTCCCTGGCTTCGCGAGCGTGTCAACCGTGTATCCCGCCGGATCCAGCGTGACCTCGTCGCCATGGGCGTCCCGGTACCGCACGCTCTCGACCTCCACGAGGGGCGGGTACGGGAGCTCGGTCGCACCTGCGGGGAATGCATCGAGCCGCGCCTCCCAGGTCGCCGGCGCGAGCGCGAGGCCCGTCACGACCTCGCAATGCTCGCGGGCCGCCGCGATGTACGATGCGATCAGCGCGTCCTCAGCATCGTAGTCGATCCGGAGGTGCGCCTTCGCCTCCTCGAGCGTCACCGGCTCCTGGACCGGCTGATCCGGCGGGATGCGGACGGTCTTCACGCCTCGACCTTCCCCTTCTTCGCCTTCGGCTTCGCCTCGCCCTTCGCCGCCTCGCGCACCAGAATGCCAGCCTGCTCGGCGACCTCGGCGCAGCGAGGCGGGACCTCAGCCGGCCCGGGCCCGAACGCGAGGACGGTGTGGCCGTCTGGCGACCACTTGAAGGCGCGGGCGAATACCACTTTCACGGTCTCGGACATCGCGGTGTCTCCCGGTTGTGGGGCGGGAGCGGCGTCGCCCCCGCCCATGTCTCCGCATCACGCGGCGACCTTCACCAGCTTGATCGCCTCGCTGTTGATCACGCCGCCGCCCACGCGCTTCGTCGTGTAGAAGCCGACGTAGGGCTTGTTCGTGTACGGATCGCGGAGCACCCGGGTGCCCATGATGTCCAAGATCTCGTATCCGCGGCGCCAATCTCCGAATGCGATCGGCAGCGCATCGGCAGCGATGTCCGGCATCCCCTCGTCCTCGTAGAGCGGGTAACCGAGTAGCGTCGCCGGCTGGCCCGCCTGCGCGGACGGCTGCCAGATGTACTGGTCGTTCGCATCCTTGACCTTGCGGACCTCGCCGACCGTCAGGCTGTTCATCAGCCAGCTCGCCTGCTGGCGGTGGCCGGCCTTCAGCGAGTAGACGACGTCGATCAGGACGTCGATCGGGTTGGCGCCGAGGTCCGATGCCGACCCCGTGTGGATCACCTGGAGCGTGCCGAAGGCGCGCGTGCCGTCCGGATCCGTCGAGGTCGGATACGCGAGGATTCCCTTCGGCTTGTCGGAGCCGTCGCCGGTGATGAAGGCGATCCCTTCCTGGAGCGCGAACTCCGTGGCGACTTCATCGGCCAGCCACGCCTCGACGTCGAAGAAGATGTCGTCGAGCGCTCGCTGCGTCGCGAACGGGAAGGCGTAGATCTCGCCCTGCGGAGGCGTGACGTCCGCGAGCTGCGGCGTGTTGGTCTGCGGCCGCGCCGCCGTCTCGCCGACCCACCCGGAGCTCGTGCCGCGGATGTTCGCGAGCTTCTTGTAACCAGCCCCGACCTGGCGCACCGTGGCGAGCTGACGCATCGGCGAAAGGTTGACGAGGATCGCGCTGATCTCGCGGTCGAGCTGCTCGGGCACCGCGTAACCGCCGTCCGCATCGACGCCGGTCTGGACCGCGCCCTTGACCGCCGCGAGTCCATCCTCGTCGCCCTTGCGGAGGTACGCGCCGAACGCCTCGCGGTACTGCCGCGCCTCGGGCGTCTCCTTCCGGTCGCCCGTGCCGAGCGAGCGGCGCTGCATCTCGACCGACATCTCGTCGACCGCGTTCTGGAGTCGCGTAATCTCCGCGTTCAGCCGCTCGACCTTCTCCGTCAGCGCGCCGTCGGCCGCGCCGCGCGCCTCGATCTGGGCGAGACGCTCGTCGTTCGCCTGCTTGAACTCCTCGAACGCCCGGTTGAGGGCCTCGATCGTCTGCTTCAGCTCCGTCGACATTGCTTCACCTCATTCCTCCAGGGTCTTCACCAGCCGCTCGACAGCGGCGACCAATTCGCCATCGTCGGCCTCATCCCGAGGGTCCGAGGTGGCGGCCTTCCAGCCGCGGGCGGCGATCGCCTTCGCGGCCTCACGAGAGAATCCTGCGTCCCGCAGGAAATGCTCGAAGTCTCGGATCGTCTCGATCTTCGGCCGGCCGGTGTCCTGGGTCTGGAGCATGGACCGGAGCCGGTCCGGCACGTTGCGGAAGCGCGCGAGGATGTCGGGATTTGCCCGGGCGACGACCTCCTGGCCGTCGACAATCACGTCGACAAAGCCGGCGTCCTTCGCCTCCTGCGCCGTGTACCAGGTCTCCGCATCCATCGCCGCGCGGATATCCTCCTCAGAAGCGCCGCTCCGCTCCACGTAGATGTCCACGATGTTGTCCGTCACCTTGTCGAGGAGGTCGGCCGCCTCGCGCAGCTCCTGTGCGTCGCCCAGGATCAGCACCCACGGGTTGTGGATCATGAAGAACGCGCCCTTGGCCATCCGGACCTCTTCGCCCGCGAGCGCGATCACGCTCCCCATCGAGGCGGCGAGCCCCTCGATATGGGTCACGATCCTGGCGCCGTGGCCCCGGAGCGCCTGGTAAATCGCCATTCCGTCCCAGACCGACCCACCCGGGGTGTTCAGCCGGACGTTGATCGTGCTCGCGCGGATCGCTGCGATCTCGCGCACGAGGTCATCGGCCGAGGCGCCGTACCAGGCGATCTCGTCGTAGATGTAGATCTCCGCCGTGTCGTCGTCGGCCGCGCGGATCTGGTACCAGTTGCGGCGGGCCGCCACTGGCGGACGGACTCCCCGCGTGCCCACGGGCCGCAGCGCGCCTATCGTGCCGAGCGTCGCAATCATTCGTCCGACCTCCCGACGGTGGTCGTGTTGAGAGGCTGGTAGAACTCGTCGAGGCCCGGGACCGGATTGAGATTTTCGCGCTCGCGGACCTCGTTGCGGCTCATCCAGCCGTCCAGGATCGCCATTCGGTACGCCTCGTACCGAGTCTTGGTATCGCCGCGGAGGAGGCCATCCACGAGGAACTCGAAGAAGTAGTCCTCGCGCTCCTCATCGGTGAGCAGAGACTCGTTGCACCGCTGCTCCCAGCGGACCAGCCAGGACAGGAGCGTCCCCGTCACGTACTCGAGCGACTGGTGCTCGATGTTGGAGAACGTCGAGCGTTCCAAGTCGCCGATCTTGTGGAGCGGCATGCGGTAGAACGCCGCGATCTCCTGCCGCTGGAACTTTCGCGTCTCGAGGAACTGCGCGTCTTCCGAGCTGAGCCCGACCTGGTGCCACTTGAGCCCCTCCTCGAGGAGGAGGACCCGATGCAGATTGTCGCCGCTGATCGCCTCCTCGACGCTGGCCTTCAGGCGCTCGGCAGCCTCCTTCGACAGCTTCCCCGGATGCTCCAGCACGCCGCCCGGCCGTGCGCCATTGCGGAACAGCGCGGCGCCGTGATTCTGCGTCGCGATCGCGAGGCCGATCGCCTCGCGGGCGACCGTGATCGGCGAAAGGCCCATGAAGCCGTCGGTCGATAGCCCGCGCAGATGCAGAATCTCGCGCGCCGTGAACTCGCGATCGGCGCCCGAGATGCGGTAGCGGACCGTGAGGTCATCATCGACCTGCACCGTCACCCGGTCCGGCCGAATCGGGATGATCTCCCGCACCTCGCGACGCACCGCGCTACGCACGATCAGGGCGTAGGCGTTACCGCGGAGCCCGAGGCAGCCCTGGAGGAACTCCTTCGCCTCGTAGGCCGTGTGCAGGCGCGACCAGCGGAACCGGACCACGTTGTAGAGCGGGTGGTCGACGGCCCGCTCCTTCCCGCCACCTGGTAGCCGCCGATACAGGATCAGCGGCAGCGCCGCGATGTCCTCCGCCAGCACCCTGACGCACGCGTAGACAGTCGAGACCTGGAGCGCCGTGTCCGGCGTGACGGCGACACCGGCCTTCGTTGGGCGCCAGAGCCCGCGCAGGATCTCGTCGAGCCGATCTGCCGTCGCCGACGCCCGGGGCGGGCCGAGGAGCCGTCCCAGCAGTCCCATCAGCGCCCGTCACCTCGCGACGACCTGCCGACGACCGCCGCCGTGAGGAACAGCACGCCGACCGCGATCAGGGCGGCCGGGGGGTAGATCCACCAGATCCCCGCGGCGAAAGAGATCAGTCCGAGCAGAGCAACGACGTCGTGCAGGTCAACCATTCGTGCACCAAACGCAAAGGGCCCGGCGTATCGACCCCGCCCGACCGTTGTCGGGTAGGGGATACGCCGGGCCCTCATGGAGCCTCACAAGGCTATGTCCGGCCGCTCAGGGCGGCTCAACGGCTAACAGGATAGCGCGTCAAAGGCGCAAGCGCAAGAGTATCAGCCGAATACGAGGACACCGCGGTCCTCGTAGACGGAGCGGTCATCGTCGCCGCGCACCATTGCCCGTCCAATCGCCATGATCGCCGCCACGATCCCGTCGATCTTCTCCCGGCTCCGTGCCTTGTCAGGCTTGATGTTGCCTGCCGGATCTTGCACGATCGCGACGTTGTTCGCCATCCAGCGAAGCACGGGGTGCCCGCCGTGCCGGATCCGACCGGCCATGACCAGCCGCTCGAACTCCTTCGCCGCTGGCGACATTGATGCGTATCCCTGGCGGAATTCGACTACCGTGAAGCCATCGTCCGCGAGCTGCTGTGCAAGGTGAGTTGCGTTCCAGGGGTCGAGGACGACCTCGACGACCTCGTAACGATCGGCCAGGCGGTTGAGGTCCGCGCGGATGAAACTGTAGTCGGTCACATTGCCTGGGGTAGCGAAGAGCCAGCCGTCGCGCACCCAGGCATCGTAGGGCACGCGATCGCGACGGGTGCGGTCGGGTACCGTGTCGCGCGGCACCCACATACGAGCGAGGAGGTCGTAGCCGCCATCGGCGTCGGGGAATGCGAGCACCGCGGCGGTGATGTCGCTCGTGCTCGCTAGGTCGAGCCCGACCCAACAGCGCCGGCCGACCAGCTCGCCTTCATCGATGGCGACGTCGCCCTGTGCCCATGCCTCCGGCGTGATCCACCGTTCGAGCTGCTGCGTCCACACGTCGAGGTGGTACCGGAGGAACGTGTTGAGAAAGCTAGGCGACCTGCGCGCCCGGTCGGCCAGCTCCTCAAGGTACTCGTGCCGGACGGATACCCCGAGGTTCGGATTCGCCTTCGCCCACGTCGCGGGGTCCTCCCAATCGTCGCCCTCGTCCGCGGCCGCGATGTAGGCGAAGTATGTTTCATCCTGGAACACGCCCTCAAGGACGTTCCGCGCGTACTCGTGTTGCTCCCACCCGATCGACGTCGGATCGTAGACACCGGCTGTGGTGATAATGAACTCGAGCGGTTGACGACGGGCGCCCATGCCGGTCAGCAGCACATCCCGGACGTGCCGGTCTTTGTGCGCGTGCAGCTCGTCGAGGATCGCGGCGTGCGGATTGAGGCCGTCGAGGGTGTCGGAATCGGAGCTCAACGGCTCGAACTTCGCATTCAGCGCCGGGACGCTCAGATTGTTGCGGTAGACCTCGACGAATCGCCGGAGCTCCGGCGAGCGGCGGACCATCTGCACCGCGGCGTCGTGGACGATCTTCGCCTGGTCACGCGTGGTCGCGGCGCTGTACACCTCCGCCCCCTCCTCGCCATCGGCCACGAGGAGATAGAGCGCCACGGCCGCGGCAAGCTGGGTCTTCCCGTTCTTCCTCGGCACCTCGACGTAGGCCGTCCGAAACCGCCGGGTGCCGTCCGCTCGCCGCCAGCCGAACACCGTCCGGACGATCTCGCGCTGCCACGGCTCCAGCCGGAACGGCTGGCCCGCCCACTCGCCTTTGTGATGCCGACAGAAACGCTCGATAAACTCGACCACCCGGCCGGCCGCAGCCTCGTCCCACCAGT